GATGTATGGTCGCATCTGCTTGAGTTCATCTAGGTCGCCGCCAGCAAGGAAGAAGTGCAAGTCCTTGATTCGCGGGTAGACAATGATCTCAGTAACCACTGCGGATTTAGTGCCAGGCCAAAACTGAAACCTGTTACTTGCCACACCCTCCGCAATGTCCTCAATAGTGTGTGTCCCTCCTGAGTATTCTAAAGCCGCTTCGATGTGTTTGCGCAGCGACCAAAACTCTTCCATCAGCGTTTCCCTGCCGTTGTAGTCTCCAAACGCATAATCCCAACGCGCCAGTCATCCAATACGTTGCCTGTAACCTTCATCTTTACGGACCGGCCTGAGAACCTAGCATCGGTAGGGGCCTTGGCCGAGAACGGTCCATAGGTAGACTCAGCCGATGTCGGGTACAGCCTTGCAGTGAAGGAGATAGCCACCTCGCCCAAACTCTGCTCATCAGGGATAACTGACCTGACGGACATAATGTTCTCACCTGTACCGATCTCAATGGGTCCTGACTGGGCGTATGGGCTGACAGAGTCATAGGTGTAACCCACCTCATGCTCGTAGATGTAGGAGTCGGCTCCAACCATCAAGGGATTGCTGAAGACGCCCCTGTCAGTGCCAGCCGTGCGTGACATGGTTCCAATCGCCCAGTGACCCTCGCGGTAGTTGTAGGTCACGTAGGAATCGTTCTCGTTTGATGCACTTGATGGGTAGAACCAAATGATTTCGCCAAACGAAGAGTTGTGGACCGCGTAGACCTTCGAGGCTTGGTTGTAGTTGATGTTGTTGAAGATGTAGTCCGAGACTTCGCAGTTCATTGGCTTGACGTAGCCGTCGTACTGCCAAAAGCCCGACTTGGACATCCACATTGCCGCAGTGTCAATGGCCGCTATTGCTTGCGAAGAGATCACCCCGCAGCCCGAACCAGCCTTCTCAAACGAGTACACGAAGGGCAGTCCGATGTAAGTTGCTGTATGCACGTCCACGTCTGTAAACAAAATGTTTACACCTCGGACTCGTTTACCTGCCTTCAGTGAGCCGACTGTGGCCAACTCAAAGTCTCCAGCCTGATTAGTTGACGCGGCAGTCCATACTGTGTTGTTTTCTTGGTCACACCAAGACACTAGACGGCCATTTCCACCGGCTCCCAACGCAAAGATGATGCGCTCTGAAGTCACTAAAAGGGCGGCGCAACCCGTTGGAGCGTTGGTGATTACAGCCGCCTTTGTTGGAGTTGCAAACCCCAACTGCCACTCGTAGAGTTTGCCGTCCGTGTCGCTACACGCCACAAGGTACTCACCGAAGGTGTCAAGGCTCCACGTCGTGGCAGGAGCCACCGTCCCAACGTCAGGACGTGCAACGCCATAGGAGAACGAGCCATAGGTGCTGTAGCCGTAGCCCGTACTGGCAAGAGCGTCTGCTCGGCCTGTAGTGAATCCAACTGGGGTGATGTCCTTTACAACGGAGTTCTCGTCGATCGCAAAGAGTTTTGATTGTGTACCTGCGGCAATAAAACGTCCACCGCTGTTTCCCCTCCATGCCAACAATCCACGGCACTTACCCGTGAGTTGCGTGGCTGACTTCTTACGCCAGCCGCCAATGGGTCGGAGGGTGTTCTCGTACCAACGCACGAGGTTTGAGTCGTACCATCGTCCCGCAGCCTGGTACTCAGTACCATTACGGTAAACGCCTGGGGGGATTTTGAGTGGTATGAGTGCCATGACGAGATTATGCTGTTTCTGTGGACAAATTGGAGACGAACGACATGGTGGCGATCACCGAAGGGACTGACGGACGTGTCGGGGAAGTTCCTGCCGCAAAGGTTTCAATGGTCACCGCAACGTCGCTTGTCCTCCAAACGATCTGCATATAGTCATTGGCGGCTAGGCTTACAAAATAATTAAGGGCAACGATTCCATGAGATGGGTCGCCTGATGATTTCCTTGCTGGCATACCAAATCTGCTATTTGATTTGGCGATGTCAGTGCCATTCTTCCTAAACCAAAAGTCAATATCCTGAGAACTGTTTGTCGTGTTCTTTATTTGTATGCTGAACTGAAGGTTGTAGATTCCTGGCTGGGCCACGTTAAGTCTTGACGAGTTTGACAATGTCACCCCGTTACTGAAGTCTGTAGCGTCAAACGTCACGGGGTAGGCTGTGGTGGTGTTGGCCGCAGTCTGATTTGTGCCGTCCTGAAACGCGCCATAGGGAATGTTGATATATCTCCCACCCCTTGGCCCGAACAGCGCGGCAATGATGCTTGTGACGCGTTGGAAGTACCCTCCCATGTTGGCAAAGGTCTGACTAAAGTATCTCTGTTCGTACTCAGGACCAGGCGTACCCGTGTTGGGTACTGCCGGTGTCGTGATCTGACCTGTGTAGTTTGTGGCCATTACGCTAATGCTGATGCTGCGGACTGGACCTCAGACACCCTACGGCTCCACCCCTTGCCAAAGGTGGCGAAGGTGGGCAACCCCTCAAGGAACTGTAGGCGTCTGTCGTTGTACTTGGCGATAAGGTCTTGCGTGTCCATAGCCTCTACAGCAGCCAAAGTGCCTTTGCCGATAGAACCATCAGCCGTAACGCCTACGATCTCTTGCAGCCACTTTGCAGCCCGTCCTGGGCCGCTGTTAATGGCGGCATCAAAGACGGCATAGTCAACCCCTGATGGAAGGTCATCACCGGCCACCTTGTCCCAGTACTTTCGTTTGTATAGCGGGGCAACCAACTCGGGCGTCAAATCTCTGATGTCGGATTCTGATACTGGATGTCCAACATACTCCTCCCAAGTGTTCTTAGTACAGCCAAGGTTTGTCATTCCACCAGGGTCTTTGGGATGGTTAACAAATCCCCCCTCTGACTTGAGTACGTGGGCTAACGCTGAATGGAAGTTTTCTTTCATTTGTTGCTCCTCATTTCCATGATCTTCTCAGCCGTTCTGCCACCGAAATATGCGAGGAACACTATCTGCCCCCACGACCCCAGCAAATTGACGTAGGACTCTTGGGCGTTGTACCCAAACGCAGACATTGCGGTAAACATGAAGTAGGCAATGAAGATGGCGATAAGCGCAATGGGGCGAATGTTCTTGGACAGCCAAGAATCGGATGACATATCAGCAGTCCACCGTGCAGTGGTATTTTCCTGCTCGGCCTTAAACATTTCAGTCTCATTGGCCATCTTAGCCAACTCACCGCTTTGCGCAAGTGTGGCCAGGTCAAGTTGGGCTTTGGCCTTGGCCTCGGGGTCAGGGATCAGTTTGTCGATTAACTTGCCGCCAACTGCTAACAGTCCTGTAATGTCAAACATCAGAATTTTCCTTTCATTTCAATAACTCCCCAAGCCACCAACATGATGATTGCAGCAGCCACTAAGATACATAACCCCATAGTGATGGCCTCGTCTATTTCCTTCTTGCGGTTCTTAGCCGCAGTTGCATCAAGTATCTCTTGTGTTCTCCTGCGCTGCACAATTGAATTACGTTCTTGTAATATCTGATTCCATAACTGGCTGTGACCCTGATTGATGAAGTGCCACTTCAGTTCCTCTTCAGCCCGATTGAGTTCATGCAACTGCATGACGGTACTCATGGCCTGGCTGGTGTCTGAACTGTACTTTTTCTTCGGGTCCTTAACCGCCTCCTTTGCAACCTTGTCCTTTGCGTCAAAAAACTTCATCACATCGTGCGTGATGCCTTGCACATCCTTGCCCATCTTGATGGCGGCTTGGATGCCCGATATGGCTGCTCTAGCAGCGGCAAACGCTGTTATGGGGTCTATCACTTTTTAGGCTCCAACACCCACCGGCAGACTCTACCGTCCTTATCTAAAAATTCATTGGCTCCATAAGTTTCTTTTGGCAGCACGACACGGCACACCAGCACGATTTTTTGTTCCGTGTTGGGCCAAGGTATCTGTGCTGAAGCAATTGCATCTATCACTTGAATCCGTGGTTCTTTGCAAAGTCAAATATAAGGTAGGCCAGCCCCGCAAGCGCAGCCCACACCAAACCGCCCAAGGTCTTCTCAATAATAGCCTGGCGTAGTTTGATTGACTGCTCCTGCTTTTCTATGGCGAGTTTTACCCAGCGCACCTCATCATCCGATAGGGTAGATGATGCCTTGATTGCCGCAGCAATGTCGGCAACGAGTTCGGCGCGTTCGGATTGGTTCATGGTTAGTTGCTTTTGATCCAAGTCAATACTGATTTTGGTTTAACACGACTATTCAACCTTTTATGAGGTTTAGTATCTTGCTGTTATCTGCTAGAGCCACAATTTCATGCCATTGTTCATCAGGCACGTCAAACACGTCTCCAGCATTGCCAACTTTTTCCCATGCTGGGTCTAAGTGCATAGACCTAATTGCAACACAGCCCGCCAGAATAATTGTTATATGCCCTTCCCCTTGTAAATGGTGGTGCCCAGAAACAATGTCGTCTTTATTGGGGAAGTCGTAGTACGCGCATTTTAAATCACGCACCGCATACAGTGTTGTTATTGCAGCAGCCATTTACGCTCTCTACACAGTCTGCCAAGACTCTACTGGAATAGTGGGCCAAGTAATGTTTCCAGCAATAGGGTTAATTGCATACTGCCGCACAGCATTACGGTACGTTACAAACTCTTGCACGTTGCTTAAATACGGGTTGCTTTTTGTTGGGTCACCAACATCAGGGATGACTGTCCAATCCGTAGCTTGCAATTTAGCGGTAGCTGTTTTCTTATTTTCGCCTACAGTAGGTAACGGTACAGGCGGAACAGGGATTGGAACCTGCCATGCAGCAACGGCGTTAAGTGCCCATTGGGGTAATGTCTCGATGCGCTCGGACCGTGTGGGGTTTTGTAACTCCACATCGCCATAAACGTCATACCACTGAAGGGCGTGTACGTCATCTGGGGTTCCCTCCCAGATTAAATCTGTTTTTGCTACGTTATCAACGATAACGGTTTTATCACTTGGGACTATTGTTACTCTCATGATTTACTTTCAATAAATTTGGGGGTTTGCACCGTTGCCAATAAAACCTGCTGACTAACCTGATTTGCCTTTGTCATCTCGTTTCGGAAGGACTCAACTGCCGCGCCAGTGCTGCGTTGTTGCTGGCTATTTTCAATCATAAGCATTGGCATCCATGCTATAGCGCATCCGTACTCATCAACATCTGCCCCTGTATTTGGGTTAGTCCCACGTAATTTTGTAAACCACGCACATTCAAGTTGTTTGCACGGATTAAAGTTATCGAGGGGGCAGTTGGCCTTAGTTTCCAGTTGCATCGCTTAGTCCTTTGTAGCCAGTATTACGTCAACGTAAGCTACGTTAATAGTCGCAGTTGCAGCACTTAATGACCCACTAAAACTATGATTGTGTGAACCTCCGCCGCCAGCCGCTCCTGTGTCAATTGGGTTAACAGCAGTCACCTGAGAAAACACATAGGGGCTTGCCCCTGAACCTGATGTATTTGCGTATATACCGGAAAAGTGCGTGTGACTTGGTATCTGCGCTGTAGTTAACGTGGTGGCCCCAACTGTTCCAGACAAAGAACCCGTAACCGCAGGGGTTGCAAAAGCAGTGCTAAAGGCAACAGAGCCGCCAGTGCCTGCTGTACCGGAAACAACCCGTAACGCTTTGTCGTTATTTGTCGTTAATTTTGTAAAGCCCGTTGGCGCTGCTGTTTGCGCAAACAACATAACGGTTCCAGCCGGTATTGTTGTGCCTCCCGAAGCAGGAGGGGTGCTTACCCAAGTTGTCCCGTTGCTTGATAGCACATTACCATTGGTACTTGGGGCTACAAACTGAACAGTGGATGTTCCATTGCCAAGCATCACGTTATTGGCTGTAAGGGTTGCTAACCCAGTACCACCCTTGGCGACCTTCAGCACTGGGCCGGCATCAAATAATGCGTCGATGGAGTCCAAGTCAGTATTGATCTTAGTCCCCCATGTATCGGTACTAGCCCCAACTTCAGGCTTGGTAAGCAATAGGTTCGTCGTTGTTGTATCAGCCATATTTCACCTCTTATGCGGCCTCTTGCCACGTTGTCGAATTATCTGCAATTGCAGTCCAAGTTTCTGACGTATCAGGAATTGCACCCCATCCGAATCCAATCATTGTCCCTACTGATAAATTGGTTTGTGCGCCAATTATCGCAACAGAAACGACGCTTGTGGCGGAGCCAACTGAGCCAGTTCCCTCAGCTCCAGTAATAGCCTCGAATGATATAACCTCGGCAAGCATTGTGCCGACAGCACCCGTTGCGCTGTTGCCTGTAATAATTGGAGATACAAAGAGGGATTGGACAGAACCCGTGGCTGAATTGCCTGTGATGGCAACAGAGACAGACAGGCTGATAGTGCCTACATTGCCGGTGGCAATCGTCCCATCCTCTTGGATTGATCGGCTGGCCAGCAACGTGCCAACGGCAGATGTGGACGAGTTGCCACTGATGACAATGTTGCCTATGCCATAGGCTCCCCTGCCGTAATAGCCTGTGCCGTAAGCAGCCATGCCGCTGCTCCCGTCTTAAGCTAGCCGAATCAGGCCAGTGCTTGCGTCATTAGTTGGCATGGTCAGGGTGAACGTGCCAGCCGTCACTGTCTGAGAGCCAAAGGTATGAACGCTTACTGCCTTGTTGGATTGGGTCGAGTTGTAGATCAAGACCGCGTCAAAGGCTGTAGACAAGGTCACAGCAGAGTAAGAAATGCTTGCGCTTGGGGTGACAAAGGCTGTAGTTCCGCTTGTGCTTGGAGCAGTACCAAAAGTCACGGCCACACCGCCAGCCGTGTATCCAGTTCCTGATACTTCGTTTGTAGCAGAGTAGGCCGTAGTAGACGCGTTGACTGTGGCAGATGCCAAGTACAAGGCTGCTTTGAATGAGTCAGCAGTTGTTGCGGCGCGTACAACGCCAGTACCAAAATTGTGATGGCCGACCAATAACTCGCCCTTGAACGAGGTACACATTGCCTGAGTATTTGCCATGATTATCCTAAAGGTTGAGCAACGGCTAGTGTTGCGACGTTGCGTTTCAAAGTCA